CAGTTAAGCCTATAAAACTTATGCAATACCTATGTAGGCTTATAACCCCTGTATGATGAACTATACTAGACCCTTATGTATGATCTTGAACTACTGGGATTGGTGCTAAGTTGTGAGGTTTTGATTTCATAGGTATAGAGAGAGAAGAAGAATATGTAAAGATAGCAGAAGCTAGGATAGATGCACGAGAGATGGAATAAATATTTTAATCTTAAAAGTAAATAACAATGTTATCTGAAAAGAAACAATACAAAGAAGAAATAAGTGACTAATAAAAGCAAAAACAGTTCACATAGTGTTAGAATAGATATATAAAATACTTGTTGCAATAGACTAATAGATTACTATACTGTTAAGTATTTAACCCTTACAATAAACAATGAGCGAAACACTTGCACCACTAGAACTAACTACTGAATACAGTCATATTCAACTATTAAACATCTTCTTTCAACAAACATTTTGAGAGCAATACAACGAAGTGTATGCTAAAGATAAGGAGTCAAACCTATGGAAAATAGCTAGACATTTATGAGAAGAAGAAACACTAGAATTTATTCTTGAGTTCAGAACAAAACAAGAAGCACTTGTTAAGAGAATTAATGAAGCGATTGAAGTAGAAGAAAAAGTAGAAGTAGAAGAATAGTTATTGAATATAATTATTAGGAAAGGGTCTTGCAAAAGGCTCTTTTTTTGTTATTGTAAGAGTAATGAGTACATTAAACGTCAAAGCGACTAAAGTCTTTTCTAAGATACGAAGTGCCACAAGTGAGTATTGGAAGATACTTGTATTACGTTGATGAACTCGTAGTTCAAAGACTTACAGCACTTTACAGATAATAGTATTGCGATTACTCACTGGTGAAATGTGACACATTAAACTAGAGACTTGACTCACTCAGATAGTAAGAAAGAATAAGAGTACTTTAACTGGTACTGTTATGAGAGACTTTGATGAAATTATAGATGCTTTTGGTGTTAGAGATAAACTATATACAAACAAAACTGAAAGAACATATAAGCTAGAAAAAAGAGATGGAAATTGAAATATAATATTCTCTAGGGTTGTTGAGTTCATATGAGCAGATGATGAGCAAAAACTAAGATGATGAAAGAGAGACTTCTTGTATTGCAATGAAGCAAACGAATTGAGTTATAGTAAAGAGTTCTTCCAGTTACTTATACGTACTAGACTTAGAGTTATAATTGACTTCAATCCATCAGATGAAGACGTATGGATTAATCAAGAATTAGAACTAAAGAGATTATTCACCAAGAAAGACGTAAAGGTGATTGTTTCAACATATAAAGATAACCACTTTCTCTCTAAAGAACAGATAGAAGAAATAGAGAACATAAGAAATATAGATAAATATCTATGGACTGTATATGGTGAATGATGATACGGTAAAACTATGTGAGTGGTATTTGATAAGCGAGATATCATTGACAACCTACCAAGTGAAGCTGAATATATAGTTCATTGATTAGACTTCTGATTTACCAACGACCCTACAGCACTTACAGCGATATATCGTTGGAACGGTAAATTAATATTCGATGAGATAATATACAAGACTAGACTCACTAATGATGATATTAGTGTAGAGATGCTTGATAATTGACTAGATAAAAGAAGACATGAGATTATAGCAGATAGTGCTGAACCTAAGAGTATAGAAGACTTACACCGTCTATGATGGAATATTCATGGTGCTAAAAAGGGTGCTGATAGTATAAACTACTGAATACAGGTAATGAAAGGATTCGATATACTAATCACCGCTAATAGCACTAACTTGATTAAAGAATTTAAGAAGTATAAATGGAAAGAAGACAGGAATGGAAACGTACTTAATAAACCTATTGATGATTTTAACCATTGAATAGACTGAATCAGATATTGATGTATGAGTAAGCTTTGACAACAAACTGATTATTCGATACTTATGCAGTACCTAAATAATTAGGCTTGCATAAAGCAATATAAATAGTATAACATAACTAATTAATAAAGGCTAGGGCTTTTATTCTATACGTTTCTATGGTAAATATCTTTGGGTTTGACATATCCATTAATAGAAATAAGCAAATAGCAGAAAGTGAAGCAAAATCAATGAGTTATTCACAAAGCAATCTCTTTACGTCAATAGGTAGTTCTATTGATTGAATTAATGTAGGTAACCAACTATTCTATGATATGTATAGAGAGAACCCAGACATTAGGACTTCTATTAGAAAGAAAGCACTATATATTGGTGGTGCATGAGTAACTATTATTGATGGTAACGGTGATGAGTTCTTTGAGAACGATAAACCAAAAGAATTTAAAGAGTTATTTGCGATGTTAAGTAACCCAACGTTCTATGATACTAAATTAGAGATAATTAAGCATTTGAATATCAGTTGAGAGCTGTACCTCACACCAACACAATCTGTTACTTGAGAAATTAACGGTTTCTCTATTCTACATCCTAAATCTATCACTAAGGTTATAGATAATTGAGAAATTATATGAGTAAGACAATTAGCAGGTACGACTGGTAGAACATACGCAATAGCACAACCATGAATGACTAAGAGTCAGTTGTTGAAGTCTGTATTCATTCATGTACTAGAGAAACATACAGATAACGAGCTTAAAGGTATGTGATTACTCGAAGGTATTGTATATGATGTTAAGACAGACCTCAAAGCACAACAAGGTAACTACTTCGCACTAATAAACGATTTCGGTATACCATGAATATTCATGTTAGAGCCTTGATTGAGTCAAGAAGAACAAACGATAGTAACACAACAACTACAAGCAAGAAGTTGACCAGTAAGTAAAGGTAAACCGTTTATGTGAGTAGGAGTTAGAGACTATAAACAATTACAGCTATCACCAAAAGATATGGAGCAAGCACTTCAAAGACAGGTAACTACTGAGAAGGTATGTAGTGCGTTATGAGTACCAAAATCTATATTGAATTATACTGATGATGTGAACTATAATACTTCATTGAATGATCGTAGAGAGTTCCTTGAATGAACTATCAACGCAGACCAAGAGATGTTTGGGTACATTATTAATGGTTGGTTATCTATCTATAGAAAAGATATAAACTATAGGGTCTCATTCACTAATTGGACTATAGAAGATGATATAGAGGTGAAGAAGCTACAACTAGAAGAAGTGAAGAATGGTACTATCACTGTAAACGAATATAGATCATCTAATAAACGAGAAAAGAGTACAGAAGAAAACGCAGATAAATTAATAATCAACAAGAATAATATACTCCTAGAAGATATAATGCTAGACCCTATACTTGATATGAATAACACATAATGTTACCACAATGAGCTTATAGACAAGAACTGATAATCCAAAACAAAGTGTATAGATCACTTAGGAGCCAATTCAAGTTCTTGAAAGACCATTGAGAAGAGATTTACAACCAACCATTCGTGTATTGATTAACTAGATACTGACAAAACAAATTCTTCAATTCAATAGACGATTTCTTCACTCAGATGTGAGTATATGCAATGATAGACGGTATTGTGTTGAATGTGAAGAAAACCCAAGAGTTAGGTTATAAGGTAGCACACAGATTATTCGCTTCACCTCTTGCAGAAGTATGAATCGGTTATGATGTAAACAACCCTGCATTACAACAATACATAACTAACTTCAGAAACCTACACTTGTCAGACTTTAAGGGTAGTATATCATTGACAACCAAAAACCATGTAGTGCAAATACTGAAAGACTGATTGAATAATAACGAAGCTTATGGAACAGTAGCAAAAAAGATTAATGAGTTAGATGGTTTCCTATTCAGCAAAGGTAGAGCGAAGTTGATAGCAGTTAGAGAGATGTGACAAGCTTATGAGCATGGGAACTATTTACCTATGAGAGAACTACACGACCAAGGTATTTTTATGGAGAAAGAACGAAGTACGGTATGAGATGATAGAGTAACTATTGAATGTTCTCATAATGAATGAATAGGGCGAATAGATTTATTAGAAGTATACTCTTATGATAATGATGATATTGCCCCTCGCTCTGGAAACGTAAGGTGTAGGTGTACGATGAAATACAGACAAAAACAGTAAAAATAAAAAAGCCCTTGCATTAGTATAAAATAAATGTATTAACTATATACATACCAATAAATATAAGCAAGCAAATACCCCCATGAAGCTATGGAAAGTTAGACACATTGAATGGTGTTCTATTGGGTTTTCCTAGCTTCCCCCATTAGAGTACCATACAATGTGTTTGGTACTTTTTACTTGTTGGTTTATATATGAATAGAAAAGAAAGAAGGAAAGACTTAGTTTCTACTAGAATGCACACGAAGTTTCTCTATAAAGAAAAAGAGCAATTACAATTAGAAATAAAGGAAGAACATTGAAGAACTACTGCTATTATACAATTAGAATGATATGCAAGTACTAAAGTAAAAGATTGAAGTGGAGATAGTGTTGACCCTACAGGAATAGACTTATCGAGATTTGAAGCATGAAACGCACCACTTAAAGCAATGCATGGTAGGGGTGTGCTATCTAACGTATGAATAATTAAAGAAGCCTATGTTGATATAGAAGCTTTTTGATTATACATTAAAGCAGAAGCAAGACTTGATATATCAAAAGATAATAACGGAAGACCAATAAACGAGCAAGACTATCACTTATACGATAGGTTGTTAAGTGGGACTATTAACGGTTTCTCTATTTGATTCCATGATATACAAGAAACCTATGATGTGAGTAACCAAGTAAATAATATAACTTCATTAAAACTACATGAAGTGAGTCTAGTTGATGTTCCAGATAACCCATTAACTCTTAGAAAGATGTTAGAGTTATATCATGAAGAAAAAAAAGCAACTTTTAACCCTATTGATAATACCATGAAATTTTATATTACTGCTAAATGAATAGTAGAAACGTTTGTTGAAAACGCACCTGTTATTACTCTAAACGAAGACTGAACTATTAAAGAGATCGTATCTACTTGATGACTGGAAACAGAACAAGAAGTACACGAACTATATTCAACAGTTAAAGAAGCTGTAACAGAAGAAGAAGCTGCAGATGAACAAACTATCGACTCAGAAGAAGTACCAGACGATGTTGAAGAAACGGAAACAGTAGAATGAGAAGATTCAGACGATAAAGAAGAAGAAACAGGATTAGAAAGCGAAGAAAAGAAACTGCCTGAATCAACAGTAAAGGATTTAATGTGAGAAAATTCTTTAGACGATCAATTGAAAGAGCAGGTAAAAGAGTATCTCGGAGTTGATAAGTGAGTGTACATAGTAGATATATTCAAGAAAGAATTTGTCTTTAATCAACGAGGTGAGATAAACGAAGCTTACTACGACAATTATTACAGAATGGATTATACACTATCTTGAGATGTTGTTTCTATATGAGAAACACACACAGAGGTTAAGTCAACTGTATATTGGGTTGACAAAACTAAGTCATTAGATTGAAAGAAAGATATTTGACAAGAAGCACCAGACAACTGAAATGTTGTTGCTACTGATGAGACTGCTGAAAACGCAGATGAACCAGTTAGTGAAGAAGTCACGAAAGACAAATCCCTTGAAACAAAGGAGGAAACAATTACTGAGGAACAAGCGAAAACACTTGTTACTTGATTAGAGAAAGCATTAAATCTTGTTAACTCACAAAAAGAGTTGATTGATTTACAAAAGAATGAGATCAAAGATTTGAGAACACAGATCGAAGACTTCAAAACTATTAAGCTGAAACATTGACTTTCATTAGTTGGTGCAAAAAAAGAGAAGCAAGACTCAAGACTTGAAGCGATGGCTAAGAGAATTGAGCAAACATTTTAATTATTATTTAATTTAAACAATTATGAATAAATCATTTATTAAATCAATTGAGGGTATCGCTAAATCTATGGGTATTCTTGAAGAAGCACAAAAACAATTAGCTGATGAACAAAAGGCATTAGAAGCAAGAGAAAAAGCAGTTGCTGACGGTCTTGTTACTGACAACACTGGGTTCGGTGCTGAACTAGTAAGATCAAATGTATATGCTGATGAGTTATACTCAATGGTTGTTGAAGAAAACCCAATCTTACCATTACTCCCTTGAAATCATGGACAAGTTAGTGCACCTTCACTTCTTGTATCTGTTAAGGGTGTTCCACAACTATTTAATTGAGGTGCTGAATCAAAAGGTACTACTACTAGACCTTACGCAGGTACTCATTCTTGGGATACTGCAAGAGTAACTATTAATATTGCTAAGTACAAACATACTATTTGGATGTCTACAGAAGAAATCCAAACATCTGTAACACAAGGTAGCCTTGTTCAAGATGTTAAAAATAGAATCTTACAAAGTGCTAGTGAAACAGTTACTGCTATTATAATCAATAGTGATACTCAAACTAACCTTACTACTGGTAACGTGAATATGAAAATTAACGGGGCAAGTCCTTCATCACTTACGGGTACTGAATACTATACAAAACTTGATAACGGTCTAAGAAAAGTAGGTATTACTAATACTGTTATTGCTGCTGCTGCTATTTCAAGAACACAATATCAAGCGACATTGCTCTCATTATGAGAATATGCTGACTCAACAAAAGACCTTCTTTGGATTGTTTCTGCTGATGCTGGTACTAGAGCAAGAACTGTAGATGGTTACGAAACTATTGACAAGTATGGTACTAATGCTTCTAATGTAAGAGGTGGTATTATGGAAAGAATCGAAGGTATTGATGTATACAAAACAAGACATCTTTCAAGTTCTGTATCTTCTGCATGATATATTGAAACTGGTGCTGATAAAGCAAACACTAAATCACAACTTATGTTGATATATAAACCTGCTGTACAATACGCATTCGGACACGATATGAACATCGTAGAACATGTTGAATCTGACTGAGTGATGATTGACACTTCTATGTGGTTTGGGTTTACTATAGCTAATGAAGTTGCATGACTTGATAAGACTGTAGCTACTGCTATCATAAACAAATCATAACATTATAGGGGTGTAACAGCCCCTACTTTTTACTAATAAACAATAAAATTTATGCCATACGTTAAATTAAGGGAATGAGTAGCAGATGATTATTCTCTATGAATCCATAATATCAATTGATGACATGTAGAATTAGAGAAGTGAATGGTTGTTGAGGTGAACAAGAGTGATCTTAAATCGTACCTTAACTGATACGGTGCTACTGTAGAAGAAACACTTGACCCTACACCTAAAGAAGAACCTAAAGAAGAACCTAAGAAAACTACTACTCCTAAGAAGAAATAATTTACTCTTATCTATTACATGACTTATACTATATTAGCAGACGTTAAAACTCACTTAGGGTTAACAGGTACAAGCGATTATGATGCAATATTAACATCACTTGTATCTTCTGCTGATGTAGAAATAAACAGTACACTAGATATAGATTGACTTGATGCTTGAACAGCGACTGAATCTATAACCTACAAGTCAATCTATATGTATTGTGCTTGATACGTGAGTTTGTATCTAAAGAACTTCAATGTAACAGCAATAAACGAAATTGAATGAACAGCATACGCATGAGTATTATGAACCGACTATAAGTTAGTAAACAGTAGAGAGGTGAGAATCAAGTCAACAAGTTATCATAGTTATGTAACTACTAACGACTTTGGTACGGTAGATGTAGAATATGATTATTGATATGCTACTATTCCAGATGACATTAAGTTGCTTGCTACTCTATGGGCTAGTGTTAAGTTCAGAGAGAACAATAAAGGCTATCTAAGAGCAGATTGAAATATAGACGCTACTGGATTAAATGAATACAAACTAGCAGATGAAACGATTAAGTATTGAAGTGTTAATAGTACTAGTAGTAAAGCTGATGAGCTTAATGCTACAGATAACGCAGAGATACAACGTATTTTATCTAAGTACAAAAAAGCTTATGTTCTTATCTAAGACTGCTAGTATCTATAGAAAGACTAAGAACGCTCAAAGAGTTAGTACATGGGCTTTACAATCAACAATGAAATGTAAACTAGTATTCTGAATAGATAACAAATGATGATTCGATTGAGCAAGTGACTACAACACCTATAGAGTCTATACAAGAGATGAAACTGTACAGATTGGTGATAAGTTAGTAATAAACAGCAAGAACTATCTTGTAAGAGCAGAAGCTGACTATGACGGTACTAGAACAAGCTATAGGGTTTACTTCGTAACTACTAGTAATGAAAATATCACTTAGTCAAAGTAGTAAATTAACGTCTTTCATGAATGTAGACTTTGATGAACTATTAAACAAGTGATTAGTACAAGCGACTCTATTAGTACAGAACAAAGCGAAACAGAACGCACCTTATGATACTGGGACATTAAGAAGATCAATAACAAGCGACTTCTCTATGCTAAAACAAGGTGTAACGATAGTATGAAGTCCAGTACCCTATGCTAAACGTAGACATTACGAGAACTACAAGAACCCACAATCATTATACTACTTGCATAGAGCATACGATGAGAACAAGAACGAGATAAAGAAGATAATACAGAATGCATTTAAATGATTTACCACCTAACAGATGAGTTTCAAAGCAATAGGAGAAGCAATAGAAACAAAGCTATGATCGCTTGTTGTTTCATGACGTATTGCTACTGGTAGTGTATATAACTATGATGTTAGGATTGGTGATTGAATACTTACTCCTGCTATAATCATAGCACCTGCTGACTGAGAGGAATATATCAAAGACACAGCCAACAACGAGTGTACTATACCTTATTTCATTAGAGTAGTTGATACTGCTACAGACGATAGAGATGCAATGGAAGCAAATATGAGAGACTTAGCAGATGTGGTATTAGAGAAAGTGAAAGAGTTGGAAACGGTAGAATATAGCAACGGTAAAGCATGGGCGAAAGAATACTCTTATAATCGGTGATGGGTTGACTACTCAGAACCTTATAGGGTATTCGAGATAGTAATAAATTTTATTTGTTTAGAAACTAAATAGATGTTAGAAGATGGAAAGAACAAACTAATTGCAGAAACTAAAACAAAAAGTATTTACAAAAGATTTAGCCCACAACTGTGAAGAGTAGTAGAGGCTAAAGACAGGAATGATTGGAATAAGATAGTAGAAAAGGAACTAGGGCTTTTAGAAACTAAAAACGATTAAATTATGGCAGTAGCAAACGCACACATTGGTAGATTAGAAGCTATAGGTATTGGTAAAGAAAGTACAGCATGAACTAAGGTTACTGCAGTATACTGGTATCCTAAAGAGGACGGTTGAATGAAACCTATCATCAAGAAAGCGAAGGACACTAGTTCTTATGGTAGAATTGAAGAAGCTTATGACTCACAAACAGTTATGCAAATGACTGAAACACCACTTGGTTGAATAATTAGAGATGAGGTTATTGGATTATTACTGCTAGCAACATTTGGAACACTAGCGACTACTTGATCTAGTGTATACGACCATGCTTTTACTGTAGCTAACACAAACAACCATAAAACGATTACTACTTGGAGTGCTAATAGTGTTGGTGCGTTCTCTAGTGCTTATAGTATGGTTGATGAACTCACTATAACATGTGATGCATGAGACTATGTGAAATTCTCGACTGTATTGAAAGGTAAGAAGATGGTTTCAGAATCAACACCTTCATACAGCTTTGAAACAGATAACGAGTTCTTAGGTAAAGACGTAACAGTTAAGTTCGCAGATACAGAAGCTTGATTGAGTAGTGCGAGTGCTACAACTCTTAGTAATGTAGAATTTACAATCAATAAGAACCTATTAGACTATCAAGCATTAGGAGATGAAGACGTTGATTGTTTCTTTAACCAACAATTCACACTAGTAGGTAATATGGAAGCAATCTATTGAGATGAAGCACTACTGGACTTTGTAAAAGACAGCACAAAGAAGTTTATGGAAATATCTCTGGTTAATAGTGATGTAGATATTGGTTGAGGTGATAACCCTACACTAACATTCACTTTCTGAAAAGTAAGTTTTGATGAATGGGATAAATCTACAGATAACAACGGAATCGTTACTCAAACTATAGGTTTTGAGGCACAATTCAACGCAACAGACGGGTATTTAGCTAAAGCTGACTTAAAGAATACAGTTAGTTCATATTAATTACTAGGGGTGTACGGGTTTTTGCTTATTTTCCCTCTACACCCCTATCATAAAATAGGCGAAACAGTGCAATAATTGCTTTCTTAAATGTCTATAAAGGCTATAAAGAAGTTCAAGTGGCACATTGTTACACCCTTTAATATTTACATTAAAATTAGCATGAAAAAAGCACAAGCAAAGTACACAGTAAAACTACACATGGAGTATCTAAACATTTTGAAAGATTGAATTTCATTAAACGATTTAGATAAACCAGAAGCACAAGCAAAAGCACAAGTAAATTCTATTAAAGCATTACGACATTGTTTAACTGTTATTTATGGTATAACTGATAGTGAGATAGAAGAAATGGAATACTCAGAATATCAAAAGTATGTAAAAGCGATTGAAGATATAAGAAACCCCCAGTCTTAAAAGAACTCTTAGACAAATTTAAGGGTGCTATTAAATGATCGTGAGGTGTTAGTTTAGAACATAGGAACTACGTATTATGTAAAGAAGTATACCATTGTTCTCCTATAGATATAAACGATATACCAGAACGACAAGCACAATTACACTTTGAGTTCTTAATGGCAGAAAGGAAGTACAAGAATAAGGAAGTTAAGAAAGCACAACAGAAAGCTAGGAGTAAATAATTTACAACTTAATCTTAGACGATGGCATTAGATGATATGAACATGAAAATATTGCTAAGAGCCCAAAATGATGCGTCTAAGGTTTTGTTGCAAGTGAAAAAAGATATTGAAGAAATGGCGAAAGCTTCAAAGAAAGCTTCAGATGAAATGGAGGAAGCTTGAGAAAAACAAAGTGCTACTCTATTAAAGCTGAAAAATATGCTTTGACCAGTTGCTGTTTGAGGTGCTATGGCATTCTTGGGTAAGAGTGCAGTAACCTTAGCATGAAACCTTGAACAAGCACAAATAGCATTTGAGACTATGTTATGAAGCTGAACTAAAGCTGAAACCTTATTGAAAGACTTAACTGATTTCGCCAAAAGAACACCTTTTGAATTAACAGGAATAAGGCAGAACGCAAAACAACTATTAGCTATGGGTATTGAGTCAGAGAATTTACTACCTACTCTTAAATCGTTATGAGATGTTAGTGCTTGATTGAGTATACCACTAGAAAGACTAGCTATAAACTATTGACAAGTGATAGCACAAGGTAAGTTGACTGGTAGAGAATTGAGAGATTTCACTCTTGCATGAGTACCGTTGCTAGATGAACTTGCAAGTAAATTAGGTAAGACTAAAGCTCAGATACAAGAGATGATTAGTGATTGAGAGATTAGTAGTAATGATGTAGTAGAAGCATTCCAGAACATGAGTTGAGAGTGAGGTAGGTTCTTTGACCTTATGAAAAAGCAAAGTGATACATTCCAAGGTAAAGTATCTAACTTACAAGATACACTTGACCAATTAGGTGAAAAGTTTGGTGCACCATTATTAGAACCACTAAAGAACCTTGTACAAACATTTATTGATTGATTCGATAATATTGATGATAAGACTATTGAAACATTCTCATTATTCTTTGAGAGTGCAATTGGTGCGTTTGGTAGTATATTAGAATGAGTAGCTTCATTAGTCTCTGGAATTTTTGAATGACTAAATGATATATACTCTTGATTCTACAACACCTTCAATAATATTATTTGAGCCTCAAATGATACAGCAACAGCTTCAACATGAAGCTTTAAAGACTTGTTTATGTTTATGGCTCTATGAGTACAATGAGTAGCTAGTGCATTTAGAATAGCATTTTCAGCAGTAGGTGATTACTTTCAAGTATTAATTGATATTGGTCTCGATTCTGCTAAGATTCTTATTAATTGACGAAAAGATGTTTGAAGGGCTATACAATTAGCACTAAAATGAGATTTTGAAGGTATTGCTTGATTAACTTCTGTTCAGAGTTGAATGAATATTCGGAATACTCTTAAAACTGGATTTGGTGATACGGCAACAGCAGTAGAAGAAGAAATAGGTAAGATTGAAGATTTATATTTCAGTTTTTATGAGAAAAATCTACCTAACTACCTAAAAGATGCATGAGATGCTACAAGCGATTATAACGCAGAGATTAAGAATCTAGGTTGAAGTCAAGAAAAACTTACAGACTGAGCAAAAGGAGCTAATAAAGAATTGAAGGAACAAGAAAAAGCGTTGAAGGAACTAAATAAACAGATTAATAAATGGGTTGAAGATGAAGTAGATTGAGGTAAGAAAATTAGAGCTTGAATACAAGACACAGTAAAAGATATTGCAGACCTAAAGGAAGAATATATTGAATTATGAGAAGATGCTACAGATGCTATTAAAAACATACAAAAAGAATATGATAAATTAGTATCTTGAAACAATAATTCAGTAGCTAATAGAGCATTAGGTATTGATAAAGAAATGGCAGACCTAGTTGAAGAGTATAGAAACTCTAACGGTGATATGACTTACGACCAATTTAAAGAAGATTACTCTAAATTGGAAGAAGAAAAAGCATACGCTTTAGCAAATACAACAACAGAAGCTTACGAAGCGTCTAAAGCATATGATAAATTAAATGAATCACAAAAATTAGTATTTGATTGAAACGAAGCATTAAGAGAATTGGAAGTAAAGAAGCAACAAGTACAACAAGAGTTAGAGATTAAACTATGAGCGTTACTAGAAGAAGAGGAAGCCTTAAAGCTATCATTGGAATCACAGGTATTAGAATACCAATCTCATGTAGAAAATATTAGAAGATTATTTAGTGCTCATTTCTCTAATTTAGAAGCTGATACAAGATGACATGTTGTTACTGTTATGGCTGAATATGATAATGTTATTGATAAACTACAAGAGATTAAAAGTCTTCAATTAGATACTGGTACAACTTGAATAGTTAACTCAATAGATGGTTCAACACCTAACCAACAAACAGTAACAGTAAATGTTTGATGAATAAGTATTTGATGAAACGGTAAATCTAGCATTAGTGATACAGACATACAACAAGCAGTAGAGAGAGGAATCATCAACGCAACTCGTAATTTTAATCAATGAATATCATAACATGATAGGAAAATCACTACTATGAACTCAGCTACTATGAACATGACCTTGAACAGCCGAAGGGTTTGTTTCTAGTCTATTTTCTTATAACGGTTTCAGTTTCGAGAATAGTGATGTTAGAGTGAAGAACATAAGTAAAATTGATGATCTTGACCGATTCACGTTCGAGACTTACAAAACAGCTAGAAGTAACGGTGAAGGCTTCGTATCTTGGAACATAGACAGAAAGAAGATAACGCTTACTTGAGTACTAAAATCTGATAGTTCTTCTTGACTGCAAATGCTTATACAAGTGATGAAACAGAAGATGTTACAACCTAATAAAGCACTATACCATAGAAAGAGTAATGGAGAGATGGTTACTACTACTGCTTCTTGTACTGGACTAAAGTTCATGAGAGAATACTACCATATAACCTTCGTACCGTTCGAGGTTACCTTTGATGTGTTAGAACCGTTTATGTATGGTATAGAAAGTGCAACACAATCGTTCCTTGGGAAGTCTGTAAGCTTCACAGATAATGTAAACAATATAGTATGAAGCTATGAAGCTTTACCGACCGTCTCTGTTAATTTGGGTACAGGATTAAGCAGTGTTACGACCATTTCAGTAGCTATTAATTGAGTAACAGTCTCCGTTACTGATACGTTTAGTGATAGTGATATTGTTACATTCAATAGTAAAGAGAAAGACGTGGCTATTAATAGTGTGTGAGAACAGAACTATACTTGAGCGTTTTGATTACTAAAAATTTGAACTAATACTATAGAAGTAGCTATTGACTGAATACGAACAGCTGATATTTATGTTATACGAAAACCAACACATGTCTAGGGAATTAGATAACTATATTATCAAAGCATACGATAAAGCTTGAACATTCAAGCGTACTATACCTTGGAGTGAGATTGATTGAGATATTGCTTTCAATAGTACACTCAATACTGGTTTCAGTAACATGAATCTGAACTTACATTGAAGAAACGAAACACAAACAGTAACACAAGAAGTGGACGAGAGGTTGTTGAATAGTAGTTATGATTGAACGGTTAGCTGAGGGGTTACTATAGTAGATGATGCTATGGTGTTTGAGAAGGCATGAGACCCAAGGGTCACTATATGAACGACTCCTAATTTCGACCAGACTACCGATTTCTCTTTCTGAGCTAAGTTTAAATTTACTGAGTTTCCAAACACTTCTTTTTCATGAGTATTTGGGAGCAATAGTGATTGTTGAATAAGAATTGATAGTTCTTGACGGCTTACATATTCTCTAAGATGAAGTTCTTTCGTTACATGAACTTGGTGACAAATAACTCTTTGACAAGAATATGAATTTTATATGACCTTTGACTCTGCAACTCAAAAGTATTACTTTTACATGGATTCAGTAGTACACGTATCGTGATGAACGACGTGACCAACAACATTTAATACCGATCTTTGGTTGCTATGATATTCTGCTGTACGGTGATGAACTATAGATGTAGCCTGAATAGAAATAAGTCACGCAAGAATATTCAACAAAACACTAACTCCTACAGAAGTATGAGTAATAACGAGCTTATGAGAGATAATAGACTGACTAGTAGCCAACTACTCTTGACTCAAATACACAGATACAGCCCTATCACCTACAACAATACTAAACGCACTCCCAGACTCATACTACAACACCTTCGCATATACCAACAACCTATGACTCATACACTGAGATATAATCAAGATTATAGACCCACAACAGAACGTAGTTACTGAGAC